CAGGAAGTTCAAAAGAAATTTCAGAAATTCCAACAAATACAAAGGTAATTTTAACATCATATAAAACAATGTTTCTGTAATGCAAGCCGGAAAACTAAATTCAAAGATTACAATAAAACGTTTAGTAAAATCACCGGATCAATTCGGAGGGTTTAGATCTACATTGTCAACTGTTGCATCTGTATGGTGCGATTTAAAGCAAATTAACGGCGAAATAAACGAAAAGTTTGGTAAACGTGATCACGAAATAGAAGTTGAGATTTTAATGCGTAAGAAAACGGCTAATTTGATTTTAATTGGTGATATATTTACTGTTGAAGGTGATTCGCAAAATTACAGAATAAACGAAAAATTTGAATTTGATTTGGACTATCAAACTAAATTAACCGCAACAAAATCTAATTAATGCAAACTAATTTTATCAAAATAAGTCAATCGGATTTGTCACAACTAAATAAAAAGTTGAACAATTTACGAGCGTTTGATAAAAAAACATTGTCAAATGAACTAGGGCGTTCTGCAATGGATATTGTTAGGATGGCTAAACAAAACGCGCCGGTTGATAAAGGAACGTTAAAACAGTCAATAAAATCTGAACGCAAAGGTAAAACGGTTGAAGTAATTGCCGGCGCTAATTATGCGCCTTATGTTGAATTTGGAACTGGTGGGATGGTTGATTTGAATGATATGCTACAATTAGGGATTCCGCCAAGTTATGCGGCCCAATTTAAAGGCAGAGGAATAAAAGAAGTTAATTTGCCGGCTCGACCATTTTTTTATAATGCGGCGCGTATAGGATTAAAAAATTTATTAGTTAGATTAAAAGGCGAACTAAACAACGCAATAAAATAAAATATATGTTAGAAGCAATTCATTATGTAAGGCGCGGAATCATTGGTAAATTAACCAATGCGGTGACAATTAACGGCGCCATTGTACCGGTTTTCAATAGGATTCCAACCAATTCAACATATCCCGCAATCCGTGTTTATAGTTTATCAAGCGATGAAGCTGATCAAAATCAGAGTTCATTTATTAGTGAAACAATTACACGAATCGAATGTGTAACAAGATTTTATTCAGATGATGGCGGTGAGTTAGATGTAAATTTAATGGTGTCAAAGTGCCTTGAATTAGTTCGAACGCGGTCAAATGATTATATTGATTTAAGCGCTGAAGGTTTTAAAATATATACAACAGTTAACGAGGGCGTGAAGTATTTACAAGATGATTTAAAAGATTATACATATTTTCGCGCAATAATAGAGATATCAAACAAAATTGAACAAACAAATGCAATAGGCGGTTTACAAAGTGAATTGCAAAATGAACTTCAATCCTAAAAATTAAGAAATGGCTAAAATTACCTACACAACAAAAATTGACAATCAAACATCAGCATTACCGGCGGTTAATAAAGTCGCGGCCGCTGATATGAATGAAATTAAAACATCTGTAAATTCATTATATGATTCAAAAGGTGGTTGGGTTGATTATGAAGATTCAGCAACAAGTGGAACGCCTATTAATTTAACGCAAAACGTTTGGACTGATTTAACTAACAATAAAGCCGGAAGCGGTACTGTAACGACTTATAAGCCGTCATTTGTTACGGGTGATTTATGGGATTCATCAACAAATAGTTTAGTGTTTAGTGAATTAGGTTCAGGAAAAATTATGATTGTAAGAAATGATTTTGACATTACTGCCGGCGCTGCAAATACTAGATTAGATGCAAGATTGTATTTTCCAGATACTAACAAAACTGTTGAATTTATGCACGACAATATTGCTTCAAATAACGATTTAGTTAGGTATTCAAGAACAACACAATTGTTTACACATACAGATGTTTTAACAAGCGGTTGCAAGATTCAAGTAAGAGTTGATAAATCTGGATGCACTGCAACAGTTGAAAATTTTCTAATCACTGTGTTAAGTCAATTTTAAAAAATATTATTATGAGTATGGAGGATTTCAAATTAGGTGTTTTTAATGGATTATCATTGATGATTAGCTTTACACACGTTGAAAACAGTTTAAAAATTATATTGTTGTTGGCATCAATTGTTTACACGTTTCAAAAGATTTACGAAGGATATAAAAAAAGAAATAAAAATGAGAAAAATAAATAAAATAATAGTTCATTGTACTGCTACACAAGAGGGCAAAGAAATTTCAGTTGAAACAATAAGAGGTTGGCACGTTAACGGTCGGGGATGGTCAGATATCGGTTATCATTATATTATTGGCTTAGATGGGCTTACAGAGGTTGGAAGGCCTATTGAAAGGCCTGGCGCTCACACGAAAGGAGAAAATAAATCTAGCATTGGGATCACATACGTCGGAGGCGTAGAATCTGAAAGAGGTAAAAATGGAAAATGGATTGCAAAAGACACTAGAACCAAAGAACAAAAAATTTCCCTTTTAAATTTACTTACAACATTAAAAAGTATTTACGGGGATGATGTAACCATTCACGGACATCGAGAATTTGCAGCGAAAAGTTGCCCTTGTTTTGATGCATATGAAGAATACAAACATTTATGAAAAAAATATTAGAATTTTTAAGCACTAATGTTATTAAAGAAATTGGCGATATAATTGACAATCTTTTTACTAATGATGAAGAACGCATTGAGGCAAAAAATAAAATTATACAAGTTTTAAAAGAAAAGGAACTTGAGTTGCAAAAAATGCAAACTGAAATCATTATTTCCGAGTCAAAGGGAAACTGGTTGCAACGTTCTTGGAGGCCGATTCTAATGCTTGCGTTTGGCTTTATAGTTATTTACGTTAAGTTTTTAGCGCCTTTATTTAATTTTAGAATCCCAGAGTTGGAAAATGAATTTTGGAACTTGTTACAGTTAGGGATTGGCGGCTATGTAGTGGGCCGAAGTGCTGAAAAGATTTCAAAGAATATCACAATCAAAAAATAAAATGGCAAAGAATCAAGTCAGAGATATTAAAGTTGACAAAGTAAAAAAGAAGCGCAAAGGCGTTCATTCTAAATGCAAAAATTCGCATTCAAAGAAATCAAAGAACTACAAAAAAAAATATAGAGGTCAAGGAAAAAATTAAAAAGCGAAACAATTTTAATTTTTGTATTTTTGTGAATATTATAAAATTTTAAAATTATTTTTATGGCTTCAAATTTATATCAAACAAGCGAATTTCAGAAATTATCCTTTGGTGATAAGGGATTGCGAATCATAGCGGCTTCAGCTACATCGGTAGCGGGTGAAAACTTTTGCGCGATTCAAGCAATCGAATCATCAACAATTTCTTGTGATGTTGACACGATTGGCGGTGACACTTCAATCACATCATTGGCATTAGCTGCCGGGGTTGTTATTTACGGGAATTTCGATGATGTTGCCGTTGCAAGTGGGAAAGTTGTTTGTTATTTAAGATAATAGCAAATGATTGGATTAGGTTTAAAAATTCAGGTCAATCAGGCCATTGGTGAAGTTAGCACATTATTAAGTGCGTTACAATCGCGCGCCGCATATTTTGAAAATGCAAGCGGAACAACTCAAATATTAGATGAGTTTGAAAGATGTTCAATTTAAAGGGAAAACAAAATGAGTAATTTATTACAAAAAGCATCAATAATCACAACGCCAACGGCTTATGATACCGGTAAAATATTAAGCGTTAAACCGGTGCAATATTACGGGCCTGAACTTGTAACTAATGGCGATTTTCAAAACAATGTAGATAGTTGGTCAAATGGTAATTCAGGCGTAAATACTTGGGTAAATGGACATTTAGTTTGCACTGGAACGGGAAGTGATTATGCTGCTGCAAAGCAAATAATACAGGCAGTTGCTAACAAAAAATATCTTATTACAGCGCAAATTGCAAGAGTGAGTGGCAGTTTTCAAGTAGGAATAGAGATTAATGATAATAACGGAAGTGGTTGGGAAATTATTGGTTCTAAAACAACTTCATCAGAATTTGTTACTGTTTCTGAAATAATAACTACAAACACAGGCACCACTCAATTAGATTTAAGAGCAACTATTTTTAATATTTCGGTAGATAATACTAATAGTTTAAAATTAGACAACGTAAGCGTTAAAGAAGTAATTAACGCCGATTTCGATTTCACAAGAAATTCATCAGCAACCCGCGTTGGTTCAAACGGATTAATTCAAGATGTTGCAAGCAACCTTCCAAGGATTGATTATACTGGAGGGGTTGGAAGTTGGAAATTTGAGCCGCAGAGGACTAATTTAGTTACTTATTCGGAAGATTTTAGTCAATCTTATTGGTCTAAAACAAGAGCAACGATAACATCAAATCAAATTATTTCACCAGATGGAACATTAAATGCTGATTTATTAACAGCAACAGACACGTCAGAAAATTATTGCCAACAAAATGTATCTTCAACAGTTAGTGGAAGTAAGCAAACAGCATCTTTCTTTGTGAAAAAAGGAACAAGTGATTTTTGTCATATATTACTATGGGATGTTTCAAACGATGGTGCAAGGCAATGGTTTGATTTAACTAACGGTTTTAAAGGTTCTTCTACATCTTTTGGAAGTGGTATTTCTGTTGATAGTTCGCAAATGATTAACTATGGTAATGGTTGGTATAAATGTATTGTAGTTTTTAATAACTCAAATACAACTGTAAGAATTAGAGTATCTGCATCAAATTATGATGGAAACACTACAAGTTCGGTAGGTAAAACCATTTACATCTACGGAGCACAATTAGAAGTTGGTTCATATCCAACTTCTTATATTGTTTCCAATAGCGGAAGCGCCACAACTCGTTTGGCAGATGTCGCAAACAACGCGGGATCAAGTGATTTGATAAGTTCAACAGAGGGGGTTTTATATGCGGAGATATCGGCGTTGGCTGATGATGGAACAAGTAGGAGAATTAGCATATCAGATGGAAGTACAAGCAATAGGGTTAGTATAGAAATAGACGAAACTGCTGATATATTAAAATTATTTATTGATGGGAACGTTTTGCAAGTAGGCAATATAGAACTAACTAACTTTACAAAAATTTGTGGTAAGTATAAAGCAAATGATTACGCTTTATGGGTAAATGGTTTTAAATTAGATACATTGACCACGAGTAGCAATGTTCCAAGTGGTTTAGATAGATTAAATTTTGATGGTGGAAATTTAAGCAATGATTTCTACGGAAACACCAAATGCGTTGCAGTTTTTAAAGAAGCATTGACCGATTTGGAGCTTGAATGTTTGGTTTCTTGGATGAGTTTTTCAGATTTGGGAATTAATTTTGGATATACAGTTGAATAAAAAAATAAAAAATTAAAAAATGG